AATTCTGCTGTAATCTCATTTACACTTTCTGCTGGATTAGTAATAGGAACTAGAGCTCCTACATTTTGGCTTGGTCCAGCTTCTTCTTGATTACGCATTCTAATCATTTGCAATTCTTGTGTAAATACACCTTCTTCAAATTTATGCTGTATTTGAATCACTCTATATAAACCACTAAACGTATCAACAATTATTAAATCTTCTGGAAAGATCATTTTACCCGAAGTTGGATCTGTATCTATAGGTGTCCTAAATATTACATTACAATAAACTTCACTTCTTCCTGTATTCACTTGCCCGTCAGCTGTCATTGCTGTGTAAGCAGTATCTCTAGCATGATAGTTACCTACACCGTTATCAGATAACCAAAAAGGATCACCTACAATACGCATGTCTACCCTAATCATGTCTACATTAGAAAAAATTAATCTATCGTTAAAAGCTCTAGCAACTTGTACTTGAGGATCTGCAATTCCGCTACTGTGATCATTTCCTGAAGCGTTATTAACAGTTTCAACAGCTGATGCTTGTCCTTCTACAGGTGTGGTAGTGCCTGCTCCGTCACCTCCTGATCTAAAGCCAGGATGAGGGTGTCTTGCGGCTTGCCCTTCTGCCGCACCTACTCTATCTGCGGCTGAGCCTGATCCTCTGTCAGCTGTAAAAGGTGCCAAAAATGCGTAATTGTATTCTATATTAAAATCAAGGACTGATTTATTTTTTCCTGTATAAACATAGTTGTATTCTTTTGCGGCTTGTACTTTTCTTTCTGCTACTCCTTGTGTAGGTTCACTTACTGCCGCAAAATGTTCGTGACCGTATTTTTTTGGAACAACACGATAAACATACAAAGACGGATATTGACCACCTCTTTGCAATTCTTCTTCGTCTTTGATGACGTATGTATCTGTCTGTATGTCATACCAATCTACCATGCCATCTTCTGGAAGATCATTTAGTTGGCGTGCAAGAGCCCTTCCGTATTGGCTACTAATTAAAACTTCTTCAATAATTTCTTGTATTCTAGTACCTGCCTTAAATGAAAATACTCTTATATCATCTGAAAGTTGTAAATTTCTACTAGTTCGGTTAAAAATAGGATACCTTTGTGATAAACTTTCTTGGTCTGCTAAACCTTGCGAGTTCATTGGTTGAGTTCCTCCTGCAAGAGGATCGTCAATAATCCATTTACTTCCAATTTTATTATTGCTGTAATCACTTGCCGCATATTTCTTAAACATTGTTTCTAACAAACTACTATCAGTAGTTCTATTTGCTAAACCGTTATAAAATTCTGCGAAGGTTCCTGGCACTTCTTCTGAACCGGCATCTGTACCTACTAAACTTTGATAGTATTCTGATAGATATGCATCAGTGGTTGGTCTATTATCGACTGCTATACCGATTGCACCATATTCGTCATAGCCCGGTTGCGCTGTAGCTGTGCCTGTATCAAATTCTCCTCCAGCACCATATGCATCATAAATGCTTTCTGGTTCAGATTCTCCTGGAAACAATATAACATATTGATCCGGAGCGGCTACTTGATTTTTTTCTTTTAACTCTTTTAATCTTTTGTTGTTTATTTCAGTTAAGCTCTGTGCACCTGTTTGTAACATTTCTCTAATTGTTCTGCCACGTAATGCTACATCTGTTTTTATTTGTGTCACTGAATCGTGTAGTGCCTGCTCATTCCATGCTATAGCTTCTACTTTGTAGGTTGATCCACCTTCGTTTGTTACAAACTGACTATTGATTAATTTTATAGGAAGTAACCTTCTACCATAAGGAACGTCCATTACGTTACCATCAACGTCATAACCTTTAAAATCAATTGTTAACAAAAAAGGCGCTTGTATGTAATGACCAAAACCTGCTGACTTTGCGGCAACTAAAAGTGCTTGATAAAAAAGTCCCATACTGTAAGGTTCGTAAACTTCAAATTCAATTTTTGTTGCATTAGAATTTCTATTCCTAGAACCCATCATAACTATGGACTGTATGTTAAGATTATCCATAAAGAATTCAACACTTGCACCCATTGCTTGTTCTACTCTAGTTCTTGATTCTTTACCTGTGCGTTTAGCACCGCCACCATTTTGTATAATAGACCATTTGGGTTTTGTAGTTCTATAAAGTTCTGGTTTGTTTATTTCATCTTGAGTAAGTATATGCAAACCAAGAATAGCGTTCATACTTGAATAATCTTCTAATTCATTTGGCCAAGGTGGAGGAGTTACTCCAGGTACCAGTTCTCCAGCACGTACCGAATGTCCAATGGGTCCTGGTTTTGCAGATAAATTACTTTTAAACTGTGTTGGATTTTGTGTAGCAAAAGGAGACTTATTTGTAACTAACCCTAATGCTCCTTGTGCTTCGCCTTGTAAACCTTCTAACTGAGTTTTTACATTTTGTGTAGCACTAAAAAGTTTATTACGAAAATTATTTTCAAACTCTGGTACAAAGTTTGCTAAATCGTTAAGTTTTTTGTTTACTCCATTTAGGATGTTTCGGAATGCCATTTTAAATTCCTAACATTGTTTTCAAAGCCGGCCCTTTTGGCAAATATATTTTTGTTCCTGCTTCTATATCAAAAACAGGATCTTTAATTGTATCCATATTTCTTTGTGCAAATACCCACCATAATTTTGTAGTGCCATATAAATCATAAGCTAATAAATCTGGACGGTGTGTGTATTGAGTTTCTATTTCATAAAGTACATCATCTGCTTCAGCAGGCACTGGTCTAATCGAAAAAACTCCTAGATAGTCATTTCCTACTTTAGGTGTATTTTTCCAAGGACTTGAAGCACTATAACTTGCAGGCATTATATCATTCCATTATTACTAATTAATTTTCCACTTACAAAATCTTGTAGTGTAAATTTTTCTATATGTGTTCTACTGTAAATTGGTTGTACAGTAACAGCAATTAAACTTTGTGAAGGTACCCAGGTTCCTGGTTTTGTTTGATTTCCTGGAGTATCTGTTTCTCCCTCAATATTTGTTTTTAGATAATCAACATCTTGCGGCATATCAATATTAAAACCTGTTACTACACATGGTACATTTTTAAACACATATTCACCATAACCATTAAGTTTTGTAATAGGTGGCGGATTTCCTGTGTTAGCTCCATTGTCTCCATAAAACATTTTAGTCAATGTTCTTAAGAATGTAACTGCGGCTACCCAATATCTTGCATCTGAGTTGTTTTCAATAAAAAAGTCACCACTAATTGTAATTGCATCCACAGATGATGTTTGATAATTAAAAAAAGGATAATTAGTATGTACAGGTTGCATTGAGTTGTAGCTTGCAGAGTGTGAAAATATTATCGAAGGAGTAAAAGGAAATATCATTCTGTTACCAGTTCCGTCTGTTCCGAGAGGTTTTAATAATTCACTGTTAAGTTCTTGTAATACTGGAGGTACAGATAAACTTACACGCCAATCGTTGTCGCCAGCATCATCTATAACCAATGCAGTTGTTGTAGTACGTTCTTCAGGCACACCATTAGCAGGTAAATTCCTACTGCGTACAGATCTCATGTATCCAGCGGCTTCGCCAGTAAATTTAGCAACTTTATTTGCTTTTTCTGAAATTGCACCCTGCAAAACACCACGTGCATCTCTAGCTATTTGTACACCAGGCTTGTTAGGATCTGCGTCTTTAAATGTTGGCATAATTATTTTACTCCTAGTAGTATTATTTAGTTGACTTTTTAATCTACGTATATTATAATAAGGCTATAAAACGGAAAGAGGAATATGAGAAAAACAAATTACTTAAACAATAAAGACATATTAGCAGAAATACATAAATCAAAAAATACGTTTAATAGTTATACAGATCCAGAATATGGATATTTTGATATTATTTTACCAGACGTGTCTAAAATAAACATAAGAACTATTGCAGAAGCAAAAAGAAATAAAGCAAAAAAATTAAGCACACAAGCGTTTGAACAAGCAAAAGCTCAAGGTAAAAAAGTAAAACAAGCAGATTGTGCTATAGATTACAAAAAAATTGACAAAAATGAATTAATTTTTAGAATTATGACTTACGAACATATTCCTGAAGAGCCAGGACGTAAGAAAAATCCAAAAACTGTAGCAGATACAAAAGTAAAATTAAATTTTCCGCCTTTCCAGCACTACAAATTCAATGACGACAATGAATTAATAGTAGTTGGAAAAAGCCATTGGCAAGGAGGCATGGAAAATGGCCATTTTTCACTTACGCACGGCCAAGCAACAAACAAACTTGCTATGATGTGGATGAAATTGTGTGATCGTTATGCTACAAGAGGTAATGTAAGAGGATATACTTACAATGATGAAATGCGAGGACAAGCAATACTGCAATTAGCACAGATTGGATTGCAGTTTGACGAATCTAAAAGTAACAACCCGTTTGCTTACTACACAGCGGCAGTCACAAACTCATTTGTACGTGTTATCAACCTTGAAAAACGTAATCAGAACATTAGAGACGACATCCTTGAAATGAATGATATGAACCCAAGTTATACTAGACAGCATCAAGGCGAATGGGAAGCAAGTGTTAGACGCGAAAAAGAAGCGGCAGAGGCAAAATAACCTCTTGACTTTATACAATTTTTAGTGTAAGCTAGTAAAAAATATTAAGAGGATATTAAATGTTTAAGAAAGCGGCTGTCTTTACAGATATCCATTTTGGCCTTAAAGGCAATAGTAAGGTTCACAACGATGATTGTGAAAGATTTATAGACTGGTACATAGAACGTGCAAAAGAGCACGGTTGTGAAACTGGTATATTTTGTGGTGATTGGCACCACAACAGGAATAGTCTTAATCTTACAACTATGGATGCTACTATACGTTGTTTAGAAAAACTTGGACAAGCATTTGAAAATTTTTATATGTTTGTTGGCAATCACGATTTGTACTACAAAGACAAACGTGATGTAAGTTCAACAGAGTTTGCAAGGCATATTCCAGGTATTACAGTAGTAGAAAATTTTACTGAAATTGAAGATGTAGCACTTGTTCCTTGGTTAGTTGGAGACGAGTGGCAAAAAATACAAAAATGTAAAGCCAAATATATGTTTGGTCATTTTGAATTACCTCATTTTTATATGAATGCTATGGTGCAAATGCCAGATCATGGTGATTTGAAAGCAGAACACTTTGTAAATCAAGAGTATGTGTTTAGCGGACATTTTCATAAACGTCAACGACAAGGAAAAATACATTATCTGGGTAATGCATTTCCGCACAACTATGCAGATGCATGGGATGACAAACGCGGAATGATGGTGCTTGATAGAGAAAACAACGAAGAGCCTGTGTACATTGACTGGGAAGATTGTCCAAAATACAGAACAACTACATTAAGCAAACTTCTAGACCCACAATCAGATATTATCAAAGCTAATATGTATCTGCGTGTTACTATTGACGTTCCAATTAGCTACGAAGAAGCAAGTTTTATTAAAGAAACTTATGTAAACAATTATGGATGTAGAGAAATAACACTAATTCCTGAAAAACAAATGGAAGAAATTAGTACAAACTTAGATATTACTAAGTTTGAAAGTGTTGATCAAATTGTTTCAAAAGAAATTGAAGCTATTGAAAGTGAACAATTTAATAAAAAAATGTTACTAGACATATACAACGAGTTATAAATGCTAAAAATAAAAGATTTAACAGTAAAGAATTTTATGAGTGTGGGTAATCAAACCCAAGCTGTTGATTTTAACAAACAACAACTAACACTCGTGCTTGGTGAAAACTTAGATCAAGGAGGTGATGATTCTGGATCACGTAACGGTACAGGCAAAACTACAATAATCAATGCATTATCGTATGCACTGTATGGCCAAGCATTGACCAACATCAAACGGAACAATCTTATTAATAAGACTAATTCTAAAGGGATGTTGGTCACCCTACATTTTGAGAAAGATGGACAAGACTACAGAATTGAGCGTGGACGCTCTCCCAATGTTTTGAAATTCTTTATCAATAATGAAGAGCAAGAACTAATTGACGAATCTCAAGGTGACAGCCGCAAGACCCAAGAGACTATCAATAGCTTGCTAGGTATGAGTCACGATATGTTTAAACATGTCGTGGCTCTTAATACCTATACTGAACCTTTTTTATCATTGCGGCAAAATGATCAACGTGCAATTATTGAACAACTTTTAGGTATTACAATACTAACTGAAAAAGCAGAAATACTTAAAGAACAGATCAAACAAACAAAAGATGCAATTACGGAAGAAACTGCAAAAATTACAGGTATACAAACTGCTAACGAAAGAGTACAAAGTACTATCACTAGTTTACAAGGAACACAACGGGCTTGGCAAGCAAAGAAAAAAGCAGATGAAGAAAAACTTGCACAATCAATTGACGAACTAGAACATTTAGATATAGACAAAGAATTAGATGCACATGAAAAACTAGCCAATTGGACAGAAATGAACAATGCTATTATGGCTCTTAACAAAGAAAAAAGCACACTAGAGAGTGCATTACTACGTGCTAACAAGTCTGTGGAAAAAGCAGAAAAAGACATCGCAAATCTAGAAGATGCTACTTGTTATACATGTGGACAAGCACTACATGATGATAAAAAAGCTGAATTAGAGACACGTAAAACTAAAGAACTAGAAGATGCACTTGCATACCAAACAGAAGTAGCAGACAAACTTGAAGATGTTGTTAAAGGACTAAATGAAATCGGTGACATTAACGGAAGACCTAACACATTTTACGAAAGTGCAAAAGAAGCATATGAGCATAGACAGAATGTTGATAGCTTAAAACAAGCATTAGAAAACAAAACCAACGAAGATGATCCGTATGCAGAGCAAATTAAAGAATTAGAAACAACTGCACTACAAGAAATAGATTGGCAGTCTGTAAACACACTAGATACATTTAAAGAACACCAAGAATTTTTATTAAAATTACTAACAAACAAAGATAGTTTTATACGTAAGAAAATCATTGATCAGAATCTTGCATATTTGAACAATAGACTTACACATTATTTAGATAAACTAGGACTTCCTCATCAAGTTGAATTCCAAAATGATTTAAATGTACAAATTACACAACTTGGACAAGACTTAGACTTTGATAACTTGAGTCGAGGTGAGAGAAATAGACTTATACTTGGTATGAGCTTTTCATTCCGAGATGTATGGGAAAGTTTGTATCAAAATATTAACTTGTTGTTTATTGATGAGCTTATTGATAGTGGTATGGACACAGCTGGTGTGGAAAGTTCATTAGCAGTAATCAAGAAAATGGGTAGAGAATTACAGAAAAATGTATTCCTCATCTCACACAAAGATGAACTTGTAGGTAGAGTAAATCATGTTATGAAAGTTATTAAAGAAAACGGATTTACATCGTATGAAAATGATATAGAGATAGTAGAATGAGTAAAGATGTAGTTGTATCAAACTGTTTAGGTGAAGAAGCAACTCCTATAGATCGCCTCTATGGCGATTTGCACGGAAAATATTTTGTTGTACAAAAAGACTTTACACATTACAAAGGCAAAATTCATAAAAAAGGCACACTAGTAAAAGGACTTGACGGCAATAGGTTTAGAAGCCATTGTTTTGTAACAGATGATAACCGTTGGTTTGACCGTTGTGGTATGCCAATAGCAAAACCTTCTAATTTAGTGAACGATGAGTGATATAACAGACGACATACATGACCAATTGACAAAGGCATACTTAGAATACTTCAAGGCAAATGAAAAGTTTGAAGCACGTAACTCAGTGAGAACGCACAAAGAAGTACGAAGATGGTTAAGAACTATCCGTACTTTAGCTAAAACACGGATGGAAGAGATTCATGTGCATCATAACACAACTCGAAAAACCAAATCAGACGTAGATTCTTAATAGGCCAGGGTAAGTACCACATGCAATGGACTTATCAAGGAAAACAAGTGACAGAAATACCAGAAGGTATTGAAGGATTTGTTTACTTGATAACAAATCTTACAAATAATAAAAAGTATATAGGCAAAAAACTAGCAAAGTTTAAAAAAACCCGTCCTCCATTAAAAGGACGGAAAAATAAACGCAGATCTAAGGTAGAATCAGATTGGAGAGACTATTGGGGATCTTCAGATAAACTAATAGCAGACGTAGAACAACTAGGCCAAGACAAATTTAGCAGGGAAATACTGTATTATTGTAAAAGTAGAGGCGAATTATCATATTTAGAGGCTAAAGAACAGTTTGCCCGTGAAGTATTGTTGAGTGATGAGTATTATAACGGGATTATTAATGTAAGGGTAGGCGGTTCTAAGATTTTAAGAGAAAATTTAAAGGCACACAAGGACACTGTTTGATCTAGATAGCTAGATCCACCTTGAGTAGCAGGAAACTGCATCAGAACTGGTGAGTCCAACAGGCTGTATGCTACGAAAACCCCTTAGCACTAGGAACGAAGCGGGGGATAGCACTTTAATTTATAAAGTGTGATGTCGACGTAGGTTGGGAAAGGTTAGAGCCCAGTAGCATAGTCAAATACCTACTTCCGATCTCGGCTGAGCGAACTCACATGAAGTTTTCGAGATGATGGAACCGCTAGTAGGTTCCGTCTGACTAAACAATCTACATGAAGTTACAACAATATCACTACGTGATATTGCTTTTTAATTAAATAGTTTAGTTTGAGCGCAAGCGAAAACTTATATCTACGAAGTAGATATACTAAATACACTTATAAAACGTTTTAGGATGATAACATGCGTGTAACAGATATTACAGAACAACAAATCAACGAAGCACCAACTAGTAGACTTGGAAATTTCGCCAAAAAAATAGGTGCAAAAGCCGCAGGTGCTGTAGGTATGTCAGGAACAGCTGGACGACTTGGTGGCGGCGCAGAAGTAGGAACAAAAGCAAACGAATTATACAAATCACTTGCAAGATGGCAAGGTATTAACGGCAAAAATGATAAAAACATGACAGCGGCTGATGTTAAAGCATGGGCGGCTCAGGACAAAGTTAATGTAAGCGCAGTTCAAATGCCAAATGGTGTACTTCCTAAAAACAAATTAATGGATATTATGAAAAAAGTTGCGGCTAGTGAATTAACTGGCGGTAACGTAGGTGCAGAACCAGCGCCTAAGGCGCAAGCCGCGCCGCAGGCCACACCGCAGAGCGGTGGTGGAGGAGCTATTAGCAAAGCAATCGATGCATTGCAAGGCACGACAGGTAAAGCTGGTGTAAACAATACTCCTGGCAATGCAGTTCCGGCATCAGATGAAGCAGGTTCACAAGCAAATAAACCTGCAAACGTGAAAAATTTAAAAAATAAAGAAGGAATTCCGCCTAACATTCAAACTATGTTAGATAAACTTACTCCTACTGAGAAAAAAGCACTTGCAGGAGCAATATAATGCAACTAGGCGAAGTAACAAACTATAATTTACGTTCACAAACAATATTAAATGAAAGTTGGCAAGATCTAACCGAAAGTCAACGCTTGTACATAGGTCGTTGGGAAAAAGAATTATGGCCTTTGCTAGAAGAATATACAAAACAAATTAATGAAGCAACACTAACTGTTGATCAGATTGAAGCAATCTTCAAAGGTGCTGAAGCACAAGCAATGGCTGGTGGTGATAACAAGAATATACTTGGCAAAGCAGGATCAGCCGCAGGAGCAGTAGCTAAACTTCCGGTCGACATTGCAAAAAAAGTAGATGCAAAAATTAACGAACTAGGCAAAGCCGCAAAAAATGCTGGTCCTGTTAAAAACATGGATCAGAAGTTTAATCAACTTAAAACAGATATTATGGCAACCAAGCCGGACAGTAAAATTGTACAAGGTATTGTTAAAGTAAGTGATTGGGCAAAAGCAAATCCAGGCAAGGCAAGTATTGCAGTTGGTATCTTAACAGCTATTGCGGCTTTCGCAGGCGGACCAATGGGTGGTGCGGCCGCTGGTTTGATACTACGTTCAACAAATGAATTATTAAAAGGTGAAGATTTATCTTCAGCAATAGGAAAGTCTATTAAAACTGCGGCCTATGGTGCTATTGCTGGTTGGGCATTACAAGGAATTGGTGATTGGTTAGAAGGACTACGCTTTGATGCAGTTCCATACGAAAAAGCACCAGGACTTACTACAATAG